TGAGAATGATACATTCACAGTAAAAGTGGCCGGGAAAGAGTACTGGACTAACCGCTGGAATCTGCAACCGCTACTGCAAAGCGCACAGTTAACAGGAATGACGGTAACAATCAAATCAAATACCTGTGCGTCAGGTTCAGGATTTGCTGAAGTGCAGTTTAATTAATATCAGAAGCATTGCTGGTTTCGTGGTGTGCAGCAATGTAGTTACAGTGTAATCAATGTCACAATTCAGTCAGTTGAAGGTTGTCTGCCCGACTGAGAATTTGTTAAAAAAAATCCTGCATGGTGAATCCCCCTGAGCGGCGGGGCATATCAGCGTCACAGGTGTTTCTGTTTTACCTCTATCCTTTCTGTGCGGGTTCAGGTGCTGATACTGAACTCACCGGGAGGCACCCGGCACCATGCATGAACGGTACATAGCGCATACATCAGCCCCTCTCCGGAGGGGCTTTCTTGTGGGCAAAAAAAAGCCCGCGCCGGGAGACGCGGGCGGCAAGGAATAAACAACAAAACGTGAAGTAATATTTCAGCTGGCGAATAATACCCGACAGTAATCACTCTGCGCAACTGCGCGGCCTTTTTCGTATTGCGGGCTGTAGTCTTCCTTCTGTCATTGTCCTTTAACTTCCGGACCTCAGCCCGCTCTTTATCTGATTCAGTACACTATCCCGGCCGGGAGGATTCATGACATTTAAACACTACGATGTGGTCAGGGCGGCGTCGCCGTCAGACCTTGCTGATGCACTTGCTCAAAAAATTCGTGAAGGATGGCAACCATACGGCGGGCCGTTTTCTTCGTATACGGATGATGGCGCAGCACTTATTCAGGCGATTGTCGCAGAAGGTGATGTGAGCACACCTGTGGTGGTGAAGCCGTCGGATGGAGAAGGCACAGTAATCAGCGCCACCAGCGACCCGGAGTATTACTTTGTTGTGGTTCTGGCAGGGCAGTCAAACGGCATGTCGTATGGTGAAGGCCTTCCGCTGCCGGAGACATATGACCGTCCGGACCCGCGTATTAAGCAGCTGGCGCGCCGCAGTACGGTGACACCGGGCGGTGCCGCCTGTAAGTATAACGACATTATTCCGGCGGACCATTGTCTGCATGATGTGCAGGACATGAGCCGTCTTAACCATCCGAAAGCGGACCTGTCAAAGGGGCAGTACGGAACCGTGGGGCAGGGGTTGCATATCGCCAAAAAACTGCTGCCGTTTATACCGGCGAATGCGGGTATTTTGCTGGTTCCGTGCTGCCGTGGTGCTTCGGCATTCACAACGGGTGCTGACGGCACATACAGCGAATCAGCCGGTGCATCGGAAAATTCACTGCGCTGGGGTGTGGGTAAGCCGCTGTATCAGGATTTGGTGAGCCGGACTAAAGCCGCACTGGCGAAGAACCCGAAAAACCGTCTGCTTGCGGTGGTGTGGATGCAGGGAGAAGGTGATGCGGCAGTGGGGACGCATGCGCAGCATCCGGGGCTGTTTAGTGCGATGGTGAATCAGTTCAGAACGGAGCTTGCCGGTCAGGCATCACAGAGCACAGGAGGCAGCGCATCAGCGGTACCGTGGGTTTGCGGGGACACAACGTATTTCTGGAAGCAGCGTCATGCGGAAGGGTATGCATCAGTATACGGAGGGTATAAGGGTAAGGAGTCGCAGAACATTTTCTTTGTACCGTTAATGACGGATGAGAATGGTGCGAATGTGCAGACCAATGACCCGGCAGAAGACCCGGACCTGGAAGCCGTCGGTTATTACGGTTCAAAGTGGCGTAATGACCAGAAGACCTGGACATCTGTGGACAGGGCCAGCCATTTCAGTTCATGGGCTCGCCGTGGGATTATTTCCGACCGTCTGGCAACGGCGATTCTGGTGCATGCCGGGAGAACCGCTGAATTCATTACCGGAAAACAGCCTGATACGGTGAAGCCCACCGGACCTTCCGGTGAAGGCCCGGAGAGAGAGCCGGAAGCCCCGGTCAGTAACCGAACCCTGATGAGTCTGCTGGCGTCCGGTGAAGACCTGGCATCACAGGGCTGGCGCTATTATCACAAACCGGCGAGCGGAGACAGTGTTGATAAAAACATCGCTGAGGCTGTGGTCAGTGATGAGGGTGCCACCGGTGGTAAGGCCCTGCAACTGAACAAACCGGAAAGCCACATCTGGTTTCTGGAGCATGATGCAGCCGGGCAGGGGGCAGAGTTGCTGAAGAAAGGCGGACGTGTGAGCGTGCGGTTTAAGGTGCCGGGCGCACTGGTGCCGAATCAGTTTGCCCTGGGTATTTACTGGCAGTTGTCGTCCCTGCCGGAGGGAGTGACGCTGTCAGAGGAAGGCAACGACATGCTGATGTCCTTCTTCCTGCAGACGGATGCGACGAACCTGAACGCGATGTACCACAAGAAGCAGAATGCGAAGCTGGATACGTTCGGGGTCTTTGATAACGGATGGCACACACTGGCTTTTGAGTTTGCCGGAAACAACAGCATTCAGGTGACGCCGGTACTGGATGAGAAACGGGGTACGCCGTTCACACTGGTGAAATCTCCGGCATCAGGGGCGGCGGACAAACTGCAACTGACAGGCATATCAAAGGCGGCGACATATACGCTGCTGATTGACAGTGTGAAGGTGGAAGTGAACAACGCGGACGGCGCGGCATGATAAAAAAACCGCCAGTCGCGGGAATATCGCTGGCGGTAAGTACCCATGTACCTTTGTAATGAATGGATGTTTTTACATCGGTTATTTTTTAATGAATTGCGTTTCTGTTGTCAACATACCAGGCGGGAAGTTTTCAGGACAAAAAATCCACCAGTAAGCAAGGGAGGTGCAGTTGCGTGCTTCTGGTGGAAATGGTACGGCTATGAGGTTTTATTGTTATGCATGCCATAATTTTTCTACACAAAAGCAATTCTGAATGTCAACACGTTTTATAAGGAATTGTTGTGCACACA